ATGACCAAGGGTCTCCTGACTTTCATGGGAGTTTTGATTCTGGCTTTCGTGATTGCCATGGTGGCGGCGGGGCTGGCCGGCGAAGACCCCCAGCGGCGCGCCGAAGAGGACGCCTACCAACCTCCTGCCGGCGACTACCGGCAACTTATTAAGAGGTCTGACGGCTCCACATATTTCTACCGGGCTGTCGCGAAGGCAAGTGCTTGCAGGGAGCCAGCACAAAACCCCCTGGCGGTAGCGGATTGCCTGGCTTACTGGAAGCTCACCGGTAAGACCCGCTAAACCGGGCGGCTTTGTTGTAGCGGAGGGCCGTTCGATTTGGCGGCCTAGGCTGATTTTGTGTAGGGAAGGCCGTACAGTGGCCTCTTAGCCCGGCGGGTACTTGGTAGCTCCCGTACCCCGTTCCCTAGCCTACACGGCCGCCGCTCGCGGCCTCGCGGTCTAGGCCGCCACTCTCAGGAACAGCCGCCGGTCGAATGTCGAACGGCCACCCCATCTCATGTTCATCTCGTTGCGCAGATGGGCGCTGGCCGGGCCGCCGTAGAAGTCGAGCCATACCTTGCAGCGGTGCGTCGTTAGAACAACCTCGTCCACCTCCGCGCCGGGGTAGGTGATGCGATGGCGTTTGTCGCACCACGGGCAATCCCATTCCAGCGACCAGCCCTTGCGCCGCGCCGGCAGCGTGTAGAACGCACCGGGCAGGACGCAAGGGTTGCCCGGCCGGTAGTCGGGCGGCGGGCTTTCGAGGCTGTAGGTCATGTCCATGGTCGCGATCACCCGCCTACAGTGCAAAGCCGTTAAGCCGCACTTCAATTGTGCTGGAAGGGTTGGCTGCGGCTGAAATCGAGTAGCCGATCAACTGGTCTGCCTCGACGCCCGTAACCAGATGGGCCGTGTCGTCCCAATATATGGCGGCACCGACTCCAATGGATTCCGCCGATACCTTCGCCATGGTGAAGACTCCGACCATCGCGATAACGACTTCGGTGCCTTCGGCAGCGTCGCCAGCGGCAACACCGAACAGCTTGCCGTACAGCACACCATCGCCGCTGCTGACGGCATAGGGGCTGGCGGCAATCGTGATGAAATTGCCGGGTTGAATGTAATTTTGCATGGCTCAGAGTCCTTTCGAGGTTTGGAATTTGATGGTCTTGACCGGCGGGCTAGCCCCGGCGAGCGCGGCATCGGCAGCCGCAAGAGCGGCCTTCATCTCCGCGTCGCTGCGGTATTCGACTTCCTCACCGCTGCTGTCCCGCACCCGGCGCACGCCCCTCATACGCGCCTTAACCAGCGCGTCGCGCCATGCCTGAAGGTCGGAGGGCGAGACAGCCACGGGCTAGGCTCCGGCGTTGGTGTAAGCGCCGACGTATGAGATGACGCCCGCCCCAAAGTGATCGACGACGCGCAGTTCCACGCCCAACACCTCCCAACCCTGGCGGCTGTCCACTTGCGGCCCTTCGCGCCCATTGAGGTAGGCGTATTCGAGCACCGGGGCGTTGGCCGGATCAGCCCACAGATACCAGCGGGTGCCGCTCAATCGCGGTTCCACAAGCGGTTCCAAGGTGCCCTGAAGCGGGTTGGCGTCGGCGGCGGTGGCCGGGTAGACGGTTGCAATTTGCTGCCGGGCGACGAATTCTTTGCTGGCGGGCACCAAGAGGTATCGAGGCACGACATTTATCGGCGTCTGCCCGTCCAACCCTTTCTGCGACCGCATCGCCAACACCCCGGCGCTGATGGTGGTGGCATCGATTGCCGCACCCGACGCGCTGGCGTTGTGATGGTTCGCCGCGTTGAACAGATTGAAGCCATCCGACATGACCGGGCCGAGTCCGGCGTTGCTGGTCAGCAGAGAAATCAGCAGGTTGTTTTCGGTCTGCCCGGCGGCCTCGCCCATCGCCGCAGCCGTCCGGCCGAATGCGCCCAGGTCATCGTTCTGAAGCGCCTGTAGGGTAATCGAGACTATGCGAGCGAAAGTGGCTATGCGGTAACTTTCGTCGCTCTCGGTGAAGCCGCCTTGCGTGATTTCGCCGTGCTCTTCGACCTTTTCGAGCAGCGGGGCTTCGCTAATCCGAACCCGATGCAAGTCGCGGAAGTCGGCGGCCGTCGTTTGCCGGGCGAGGATTTGCCGTACGGGCGACTGAGCCGCCGTGTAAGCCGGCAGGAGCAGCCGGTTCGTCGTATCCGTCAGCAGCGCCGGCAGGTCGCTTGTGGTGAGGGCGCGGGTAATCAGCTCGGTAACGTTCATCGTGAACGCGCCGGCCTCGCCGCGCAGCGACAGCAGCTTTCGGAGCGTCATATGCAGCCCATCGTTGGCGAACTCGCGGGCGTCATCCGGCAGCGTGCCCGGTGCGCCGAGGCGGTGCGCCAGTCCGGTTGCCGCTCGCGTGCGGATCACGGCCGGATCGTCGCCCGAGACGCCAATCTGATACGCTCGCGGCAGCGGATGGCTGCGCCGGGTCATCTCGTCAAAGAGCGCCGTGCGGGCTTGCTCGACGGTCGCGGCCCGGTCGATAAGCGAGTCCGCGAATGACGGTGCGAGTCCCGCCGCAGCCGTCAGCGTGCGGATTTGCCGGTTGGTTTCGGCCACGGTGTTGGGTTGGGGATCGGGCATGGGATCGCTCCGCAAGAGGGCAGCCGGATCGGCCGGACTCGGGGTTAGGCTGGTTTCGTGGATCGTGTAGCGGGTCGCGGTGCGCTCGCTGTGGCCGTCGCGCCACTCGGAAACGCGGTAGCCGATGCTGACGCCCGACAGCGCGCCGGCCTCAATTAAGGCAAGCGCCGAGTCGTTGGTGATATGCAGCGTCGCGCGAACCTCGTCGGCCTCGCTGCGGACGTTCTCGACATAGCCGAGGATGTCGGCAATCGAGCCGGTGCGATGCCCGTCCAACACCGGCAGCCGGGTCGTATGCAGGCTGAACGCGCCGGCCTCGGTCGAAAGCCGTTCGCTGAACTGCCGGCCGCTGCTGTCGCGCCGCTGTACCGCGTTGCCCGCCGAGACAAGGGTTGCCTCGACGGTGCGCTGTTCGCGGTTGAAAGAGCTTGGCGCGAGCATCGCCCGGCGGGTCAACAGCACGTCGGTCGAATGGCGCGTAAAAAGCTTGTTGGTGGTCATTGCGGCGGCCTCTGCTGAGGTTGTGGTTTCGAGAAATCCAAGCCGAGCGAGGCTTCGCGCTGCCGGTCGGCGGCGATTTCGGCGTCCAAGGTTTCGACCGAATACCCGCGTTCTGCGACCGCTTGCCTTCGGCTCTTCAGCCCGGCGGCGATCAACGTCGCCTCGGCGTCGGCGTCCTTAGACGCATCGACGCTCTCCCACGTCGGGCCATAGAATTCGACCGCTAGCCAGGCTTCCGCGTCGCCGTCAAAGCTTCGCAGGTTGAGGCGGCCCGACAGGATTTCGAGCATCAGCCAGCGCCGCCAGACGGCCCGCAGCAGCATCGGCACAAGCTGATGATGCTGAAACCGTTCGACTCGCCTTTTCCAGGCCAGCCGGGCGGCGCGGAGCGAGCTATAATTTGCAGCCGACAGATCGCCGGTGACGATGTACTCGGGCACCCCAAGTCCGGCCGCGATGCCGCGTAGGCTGAGCTTGGCTTGCTCGATGCCGCTGTGCTGAGACTGCGGCGACGAAAACTGCACCGAATAGCCGCTGGGAAGTACCCGAAGGACTCCCGGTTCCAGGGAAGCATTTAAGAGGCTGCCGGTTTGCGTGCCATCTACCGGCAGCGCCCCAGTCGAATTCTGATCGACCACGAAGCCGCAGTGCATCGCGGCCACTTTTGCGCCCACGAGCAAAGAGTCGGTCAACTGGCTAAGCTCGTTTAGCCCGAGAAGCACACTTGCTCCCCACGGGATACCCCGGATGCTGCCGATAAACGGCGGCCGGAATAGGTGAAGAACCTCGCTCGCCGGCACGCGGGCGGATTGCAGCGCGAGGCTGAGGTTCGGGCCATCCTGCGGGCGCAGCCAATACGCGATCCGGCTGCCGGCCGTATCGAATTCGATCCCGTTGACGATCCGAGCCCGGCCAAGGTCGCGAGTCATGCTGTTGTCGAGTTGATCGGCGTTGAGAAGCCGCAGGCTGAGTTGGCCGGCCTCGGTGACGCCCATATGCACCAAGGCTTCACCATCAACGGCCGTGGATTGGACGGCGCTCGCTTGCTGGCCGTAGAAGTCGGTCAAGCCGTCAGCGTCGGCGCGGTCGCACCATCGGCTGAATCTCTCGGCGGCGGCGGCCCTGAAGTCGGGATCGGGAGCCATGCAGTTCGGCGTGATTCCCGTGCCGACTGCGGCGTCTACCCAACCGGCGATCCCGTTGCCGAACCATTGGTCGTTGACGAAGGCATGGCGGCTGCGCTGCCGCGTCGTCTCCAACCCCGCGACGGTGCTGCCGCTCCAATCGAACGGGCTGCCCGTACCGACAGGCGCTCCCCACGGCCGGTTGGGCGAGCCGGCCTCCAATGAGCGCGTGAGCGACAGCCGGGCCGATGACTCCCGGCCGCCGCTCTTCGCGTTGTCCGGCAACTGAGGGGAAGCCGGACGCGAAAATAAAGCCTGAAGCCGCTCAAACATCGCGATCGGCCTTCTGGAAGGCCTTGGCTTGATCGAGGCATTCCTTGACGGAAACGAACATGGCCGCGCGCCAATTGGTGCGTTTGACGATTGCAGCCGGGGAGCTTCCGCCCTGAACCCGGTCGAGTGCCTGATTCAGCACCCGAATGACGAAGGCCAGATCGTCGCGCGGCGCGTTAGGCATTAGTGGCGGCTCCGCTCCCGCGCCGCACGAAGTGTCGGGGCGAACCGCAACAGCGCCAGAGTCAGGTTTATGGTGATGTCGGCCCGAGGCAGAAAGCCCGGCGGCAGAAAGCGCGACAGATCGCCCTGCGGCGCATCTGCGAAGTGAACGGCTGCGAGCAACTGGCGCTGATTGGTCTGCTCATCGACGAAAAAGGCGAGCCGCAATGCCCAGCTTTCGCCCCGGTCAGCGCCAACCATCGCTGCGAGGATGGGGCTGACATTTTCGGGAATGAAGCCCGGACGCGGGTTGCTCGTCTCATTCCACGCGTAGCAAGCGAGGCTCACCGCCTCCATGATCGCGCTTTCGCGGATGCCGGTATCGATCACCGAAAACAAAGTTTCAGCGACGGCCAGATCATCGATGCCGTAATAGGCCGGACTGGTCTTCGTAGCGTCCGGGGCGAAGCGGCGATGGATGTAGCCGCGTTGCGCAAGGTTCTTGAAGCGGTTATGCACGTCCTGCACGTTCTCTTCGGGCCGCTTCAGAAAAAGCGCGGACTCCTGCGACGTGTAATTCTCGACGTGGCTTAGTGACCGGTAGAAAATATCGGGCCGAAGGTCTTCATTTTTCAGAGAGATATCGACTTCAGACATGGGGCAGACTCCAGGCAGGAGTTGAATTACCTGAAGAGTATGCCTGAAGTATGACTTCGAGTCAAACTGGCCGAAAGCCGCCGTTCTTACATTCGGCCTTTCTCAAGCCATGCCGAGCGGATAACCGTGGGGAACGGTTGTGCTACCGGATTTCCTTTCAACTCTTCCGATCTCCGAGCGGGATCAACGTTGATCGCAGCCTTGGCCGCGAGGGCGTACACGCTGGCGTCAAGCGCCTCGGCGAGCCGGCCGGGGATGCGCTCGAACCGACGCTCGGGCCGCCCTCTGACATACCGGACGACGCTGCGCTCGCTGATAAGCTGAAGGTAGAAGCTTTCGGGCAATTGGTCGCTGAAGCGGATGCCCGAACGCTGCGCCAGCCGGTCGAACAGCCGGGTTTTGATCCCGTCGACTCCTACGATCTGGAGGGCGCGAGCGCGGCGGGATGCGGTCGGGGTAAGGGCTGGCCTCCCGAGACCGGGAGCGCCTTTCCCTGGCACCAAACGAAAGTCGCGGTTGCCCGAACAGAACGCCATGACACGATCCATCATCCGGCCGTCGCCAGCGTCTATACAGGTCACGTCGCGGCCGATCTGGCGGCCCAACGGGTGCGGGTAGCGTTCGGCTAGCAGGTCGCGCAGATCGCTCCATACGGCGTCGGCAAGCGGGTCGCCGATCAACACGGAATGGTCTAGCCAGTGCCACTCGTCTGCGCGGGTGTGGCCGATGGTGACTATTTCGAGTCGGTCGCCCTGGCAATCGACTCCACTGGTAAGGCTCAACACGTCGGCCGGGATGGCGTCGAGGCCAATCGGCTCGGCAAGCGCCATCAACTCGGCGGCTTGAATCGGGTCGTCTTCCTCCGTCTTCCATACCTCGCCGAGCACGGTGTTGATCCACGGGCGCAGCAGATGCGGGTTGCGCTTGGCCGTGACGAATTCGGCGGCGAGGGCAGGCCAAGCGCAGGCAGGAAACAGGCTGACGAGCGCCGACAATTTGAAGCCCGCGTGTCCCTTGAATGGCGCGGTTGCGCGCCAGCGGCCAGCCGCAACCATGCCGGCTTTGTGCTCGGCGTCGCTGTGATAGACGCCGCAGGACGGGCAACACCACTCTGCTTCCTCCGGTTTGCCTTCCGGCCACTGAATGTCAGCCCACTTAAGCTCGGCGAAGGCACCGCAGGACGGGCAGGGGCACTCGAAAACTCGCTTGTCGCTATCCTCGTATCGAGCGGCGATGGCGCTGTCGCTTGTGGTCGGAGTCGAGCCGGCGATGATGCGCCGATCACCAAACGATGTTGTGCGACGCTCGGCGAGCGCGACCGGGCTGCCCTCGCCGGTAAGCTCGTAGCCGTCGATTTCGTCCAACAACAGGATGCGAGCCGAGGGCGCCCG